TCATATGCCATCCTTAGTTTCCTTTGGTACTCACGTTCATCAAGCACTTCGTTAATAAGAATCTTCATCTCTTTAACATAACTCTCAGTGAATAATCTAGTAGGTCTAATCGTAGCCTTAGGTAGGTCTCTCTGCTGTTCATCTAGTGGTCTACCCTTGTAATTAGGATCAGCAGGACCACTCATTCCTTGTGTGTCAATCTTCATCCTTCTAGTTCATTTTTAAGATTCTCTAGCATGTCATGTGCATCAATCAATGTATCAATCTTTAATAACATATCAGCAATATGCTTAGACACATAGGATTCTTCATTACGTGCTGAAAATGCTAGAGCATTTTTTAAATTTAATTGTGACTCTCTAAGAGAATCTTCTACTTGTGCAGATAATGGCATTACAAATCTCCTTGCTTACGGTTTTCAGAATAGTGTGCATCAAACTCACCACCTGGATATCTTGATTTTAACTTATCTATATTCATTTCAATAACGTCATCCAGAGATACATCTAATGCCATACATGCTTGCATAACGTACCACATAACATCTCCAAGTTCTCTCTTGAGATGAAATAGGTTCTCTTCATTAACTGGTTTACCTTGAAAGACCATCTTCTTAATGATCTCAGTAAACTCTCCTGCTTCAGCACTCATACCGAGAGCAGCAGTTAATAATCTTTCAATGGGAACACCATTATCACCTGACTGTAGTTCAAAACATCTAGAATTAAAGGAAATATAATCCTTAGATTCTTTAGATGTAACTGCGTCTACAAACTCAGCATACTTTTGTGGGTCAATCATACTTTAATTCAGCAAAGGATTTTTTAGCAGTAAATTTCTTTACTATTTCTGGTTGGTCATCTTGACCTGAATCTGCAATGTCACTTTGTGCAGACTGCTCTACATCATACAGCCTCATCTTCGCTCTGTCAATACCTACAACAAATCTTTTGTTCATTGTCGGATCATTGTATCGATTCTTTAACTGTTTAACCATGATCTGATTCATACCTTCCAACTCCTCAGTAGATATGAGAGCGAACATAAGGTCAGCAGTAGCAGGGAGTCCAAAGGATTCTGAAGTGTCAGTAAGGTCAACATCAGAAGACCCGAAACCAGCACGAGTAGTTTGAGTAGCACTAACAATCGGGACGTTAGTCTCCACAGCAAGACCCCGAAGCTCTTCCGCAATCGCTTTAACATAAGTGTAACTGTTAACAATGGAACCCTTGTACCTCTGGGAGGCACATATGTTTAGATAATCTATGAATACTATATCTGGTTTTATACTTCTCTTTAGTGAAAGGTCATTAAGTAATGATTTAAAATGTCCTACGTGTGCAGATGCAGTAGGATACTCTTTTATAATCAATTTACCTTGTGTTTTCTTACCTAAATTTCTAATCTTATTTTCAAACATAACCTTTGGTAGGTCATGTAATTTCTGAATGGGTATATTTAAAAGGTTAGCATCAATTCTTTCTGCTATCTTTTCCTCTGCCATCTCCATAGTAATGTACAAAACATTTTTACCTTGGAGTAAAGCACTCGCAGCAACATGGCACATGAATAAAGACTTCCCAACACCAGTGCCAGCAAGAGCGATGTTAAGAGTTTTATTTGGGAGACCACCCTTTGTAATCTTGTTAAGGAACTCCAAGTCGAACGGTATCTTGTCTTCTTTTCTATGGTAGAAATCGTATCTTTCATCAGAATCTTTTAAGTAATCGTGTCCTACATTCTGATCAAAAGATACTCCTAGAGCATCACTTAATATTTGTGGGATTGCTCCCTTGTCACGTTTCTCATCTTGTCCATCAGCAATCTTAACACTCTCCATAAGAGACAGATAGATTGCTCTCTCTTGACACCACTTTTCTGTAGTATCAACTATCCAATCAAAGTCAGATTTCTCATCAACTAAATTTTCTAGTACAGTAGTAATGTCTTTGAACTGATCCTCTGTAAGATCTGTTCTCTCTTGACATTCAATACCAATAGCATTCATTGATGGCAATGCATTGTATTGACTAATGTATTCATGCACCTCTAAGAATATAATCTTGTAGGGAGTGGAGGTAAAGTATTCCGATTTTAAAAATGGCAACACCTTACGTGAGTATTCCTCATTGTAAATGAGGTTACTAATGATAGTGACTTCTAGATTCATGGTAGGACAGTTTCAGTCATTCCTTGCATAGTATAATGCAGATAAGATCCAATGATATATTTGTTCGATGATACAGGTGGTAATCCTGCATGTCTGTATTGCCACGTTGGTGGGAATACTAATATGTTACCACGTTTCGGTTTAATTGCACACTTTAATTTAGGAAAGTAAGTCTCTCCACCCTCCTCAACATCATTAAGATATAAGAAGGCAACAAGAAATCTTATTGCTGAAGAATGATCACCAACATCAACATGCTCTTTGAATTGATCATGCCCATTTGGTTCGTACATCTTCATACGAAACTGTTCAAAGTTATATCGTTGAGGGAAATCATGAAGGCAATCAACGTCTTCAACATATTGATTGATAGCATTAGCAAAAACATTTTGTAATGTCATCTGGATACCCATCCACAGGGGATCCTTATCAAGAAATCTTTGAGATATGTTTAAGTCGTGGAAGGTTGGTCGTTCTTCTCTATCGACATATACGCTGTCGGATTTATGAAATGCTTCAATGATAGCGTCACATAGATCGTTACCAACTTGTTCAGAATAAGTTCTAACATAATCAGTTAATTTAAGCACCGTAAAGAAACTCCTTTGCTGCACATTCATCTAATGCTTGCATTATTTCAGGAGTAAAATATTTTTCTGGATCTGAGTAGATTGCTTTTGGATAAACTTTTGCTTCACCAATCTGGTATCTATTAGCTGCTCTGGTGAAGACACCATGCTTTTCTCCTAGTTCTAGGAGACCATAGTATCTGTCAAGACCTCTCTCATCGTAGAACAATCTTGTTTCTACTTGGGAGTTTTCTTTTGCGAGTCTTGATTTAGCACTCTTAGCTTTAATAATGTTTCCAATAACCTCGCTCTGATCCTTTTCCTTTTTTTTGCTGAGATAAATGATCGTAGACGCGGCGTACTTGAGGCCACTGCCTCCTCCCATTTCTTTAGTAGGGATGTAAGAACCGACAACATCGTAAGTATGATTTGTAACTATAAGGGGAACGTTTGCTTTTCCTAGTTTGAGAGTGAGAACTCTAAAGATTGACTTAACAACTTGTGCTCTAGTCATGTCACGAGTCTCTTTTCCTGCTTCAGAGTCCTCAATCTCTTTCGTAGTAGAAAGCATACCTAAAGAGTCTAACACAAACATTAAGGGTTTGCGATCTTCTTGAGGTTGTTGTAAATATTTATCTAATATTTTGATTGATTGAGTCCTAAACTCCTGCACTGTAGTCACAGGGACTATCATCATGCGATTGGAATCTATACCTCTTTTTTCAATAAGGTCTTTACTTATTGCAGACTCTGATTCAAAGTAGATGACACCGCTATCGTCACTAGACTTAAGGAAATGCTCAACAACCCCAAGGCAAAAATAAGTTTTACCAGTACTTGACTCTCCAGCGAGAGCAGTGATCTTATTTCCTGGGATTCCCCCGAAAATTGACCCAGATACCAAACCATTGAAAATGTAACTGCCAGTGTCAATAAAATTGTTTGTATCACCAGCTGCCACTCCGTCACTGACAAGTGAAGCATATTCATTATCGATCTCCTTTACGATGTTTTGTAAAAAACTCATGGTGTTTTTTTAATCAAGTTAGTAATGTAATTAGACCGCCTCATGGATTTTATAAACCATTCAGCTTCCGTTTTATCAAAGAATTCTTTCTCCTCTGGCATAGCACCAGCACCAAAAGCTTTCTTATATTCTACAATGTATGTGGTCATCCAAATAAAAATTCAAGGTTAGCAACTTTTTCGGGCTTCCAACCTATCGTATCCATGATGACCTTAATTGGATCTAAGAAACTCTTACTGAATTGTAAGTCATAGTCCACCTGTTTGTCAAGCCCAAACTCTTTTGGGAATGTGCTCAGGTATGAGATCACATTCTCATTGATTTTGTTTGGGGTCTTAAGATAAACAAACTTAATCTTTTCGCCATCCTGTATTAAAGGATACTTGTGAGTAAGTTTGTTCTTCTTATTATAGAAATTGTACAATAAAGCACCCCGAACATGTATCGGGGTTCCTTTACCATAAATGGATGATTGGTTCGCCCACTTATTTATTCCATTGCAACCTCTGGGGAATGATATGTCCTCAACAGGTAACTCTGTAAACTGTTCTTTGAAATTTGAAATAAATTGCTGTGCCTCTTCCTCACCTTCATTCATAATCACCTTCAAACATTCTTTAATCTTATCCCTACATGCACCTGGTGTAGAAGATTTCACCGCCTCAATACCCATGATTTTTAACTTGGGTTCTTTAAACCGTACACCTTCTATGTCCCATGCATTGAGAATATATCTTTTCTTCGCAGTCCATATACCTTTGTTAGCAATGGTCTCACGTTTCATGAACATCTTCTGTTCGTAAGCGTTGACATAGTTGGCCAACGCTTCATAAGAACTAGAAATATATTTTTCCAGTTCCAACTCACACACCTTATCGAGGAACGAAACGATCTTTTCATTAGATGCCTCTCTGCCTTTGAATACAGTTTGAACCAAAGGACCGAGGTGCAAGTAAATAGAATCAGTATCACTAGCAATAACATAATCTTCTCCTTCTGTTTTTAGAATCTTATTAAGGTAATCATTCATCCGTTGTTCAATCCAACGGATGCTAACCTGCCCACTAAGAGTAATCGCCTCAGCATTCGCCAAGTTATAATATCTAAAGTATTGATTTCCAATGGCTCCATAAGCTGAATTGAGCTGTATTTTTCTAGCCATTTGGATGTTATTGAATTTACTAATATCTTTTTGTAACTTAGCAGAGGGACTTTCTTCATAATCCCCCTTTGCTTTGAGCATGGCCTTTTTATAAATCGTACGTTCGTCATAGATCTTCTGCATCATCTTTGGTAAAAACCCATGTATGTCTTTACGGTATTGAGCACCGTTAGCACACACAGCATTGTCTCCGTTGAACTCTATCTCTTCATTTAGAATCCGTTCAACGCTCGCACTGGGATGTCTAGTCTCCCTGAGTGTCTCTGGCGAGATGTTGTATTGCATAATAAGATGAGGATAGAGGCTATTAAGGTCAAAAGACACAACCCAATCATAGCATCCTGGTTTCGGTTCCTTAACATAAGCACCTGCGTATTTGTCATCCTTTTTAGCACCCTTTCTAGGGGGAACTACAACCTTACGATCAGTAAGGTAATTATATATCATCGTGTCCCACATTCGGACTTGAGAATATACATCTTCAAAATTAACTTTAGCATCATAGGACATGGTGATTGCTAAGTCAAGCAACTTCATCTTGTCTTCTAGTCTGTCAATCAACTCAACGTCTTGGATGTTGTATTCAATGAACTTCTGCCAGTCTGAAGTATAGAAGTCTTTGAAATTCTCATACTCACTGTGGTCTACCTTACGTTGTCCGAGTTCAACAAAGGCGATGTGATCAAGTCTATATGACTCTTGATTACTGTAAGTAAACTTACGGTATAGATCGAGATAATCGAGAATGTTAATACCGCTAACATCATACGCATAATTCCTTCTCCCTTGTACATAAACCTCTCTTTCATTTGTTCTATTCCAAGGCGATAATGAACGCATCCACTTCTCACCTAACGTCCTGTTCAATCTACGAGCAATATAAGGTACGTCATACAAGTTAACATTCCATCCTGTAAGAATGTCAGGTGTATTCTGAGCCCACCACTCCATGAAATTCATAAGCATCTCTCTTTCACTATCAAAGATAAAATGCTTTACATTTTCTGGTGGATCAAATTCTCTTACTGCCCAACAATAGAACTGCTTTGTTACCATATCCTTTATGGTAATCGATAACATTTCTTCTGCTGCTTCTTCTACGTTTGGGAATCCATTCTCACACTGAACCTCAATGTCCAATGCATAGATCTTCATCTGATTAATATCATAATCAACATCATCAGGAAATTGTTTACGGATGTATTGGTATACAAATCTCTCATACCCATGCACCTCAAACCCTTCTACGTTATTATATGTCTTAATAAATTCTCTTGCTTCTCTAGCAGTTTGAAACTCGATAGGAGAAACAAATCTCCCATCGAGAGTTTTAAACTTTTCTTTTTTGTTGGACAACACGTACAACGTTGGTGAAAACTGTTGTCGGAAAGTGACAGGTTCACCGTCTTGGTATCCCCGATACAGTATGGTATCACCAGCGAGTTGTATATTCGTATAAAACTGACTCATTTAGAACGGTAAAGGTTTACCAAGTTTGGACTTGGATCCAGTATAGTCAAAACTGTGTCAGATGTCAAGAAAACGTCACGTTGTTGTGTGAATGCTGGAAATGGAACAACTTCCTCATCACTTATGATTTGATAACAGTTTTCAATTAATAGACTTGGTTCTTCATCAAGCTCCGTCACTTTCCCCAATAGATACTCCTGCCGATTCTTCAGTAAGATTACCTTGATTGCTTGTTGGATTATGTCCGAGTCCGTTGGTGGTAACGGTGCTTCCATTATGTTTGGAACCATCTCCTCGTTCTCCATCGCTGTCTGCCTCCACTAATTCGTTGTACTTTTTGATTACTTCAGGGTATGTTTCGTATGCTGTTACTACTTCTTCCATCTTAAGAAGAATTTTTTTAGTAGAAGAAAGAGGAACCCAAGGTCTGAAGTGTATCTCAGGGTCACTAATTTTCTGCATCTCTTCGCCAGCTTCGTTCTCTGCGAGAAGTCTGGGTTCATCCAAACCTTCAAGCCATACATTGTATGGATCACTTAGTTGGAACGCTACTGGGGTATTAGGTTCGTTTTTTGTCGTTACTTCGTAAAGATCACAGATGACATCCTCACCGTTTCTTGTTCTTACGACTCTTACGCTCATTTTCTCTCCTCGATATTTCAAAAATGGATTGTTTAAAGATGTCCTTAAGGACTTTTGACTCAGCCGTCTGACGTTCCTCAGCGATAGGTCGAGCATACTTCATTATATCATCAATATAATGAGATGGCAAGTCTAATGTTAGAAGATCAGTATCACCTTCATAATTGTTTGGTTTTAAATTCAAATACACATTCATAGGATTGTCCAAAGAAAAAGAGACCCTTGGGTCTCTTCTGTTGTTGTATTATATATGTTATTTTCCTATTCGGTCAACTGCCTTACGAGCTTTGTTAAGTATGTCACCTCTTAAAGGAACATAACCTAACACAGATGCTTTCTCTTGGTACTCTCTTGTGAGTAACCTCCTTAAAGTTTCTGTTACTGCTTCAGTCTTACGACCATTACCAGTTTCATAAGCAAGTATCCAAGTCAGTGTAGCAATAGGATATGCTCCCTTTGCTTCTGGATTTGGATTAACACCTGCTAAATTCTCATCTAACTCAATACCATTAAGTGCTAATGCACCTGCCTCAACAGATGGTTTAACAAACTCACCATTCTTATTCTGTAGTGCAGCTGCTTTAACTTCACCTTTAATATAGGACTGATTAACATATCCAATACCACCTAGTGTATTTCTGATATTACCAGCAACACCAGCATTACCTTTGTTTCCTACACCCACAGGCCAAGCAACTGATTTAGCAACTCCAAGTTTCCACTTGTCACTAAACTCATTCAATGATCTAGTAAATGCTG